GTTATACAATCAAATTAAATCAATATAACTGTGATTGGTACTACGGGAAGAGTTCTGACGGAAGTTTATGTGTGACAAGCACTAAGTACGATTGGAAAAAATACGACAAGATCAAGATACTAGTACAACGTGATTATTACGGAAAATTTGAAGAAGAATGGTGGAATATTGTTGACGACAACGGAAATCTTATAGTAAAAATCATGGATGATGATATGGAAAAAGCTGTCGCAGATATTAAAGATAATCGTGATCATGCAATGGATTTTGAAGATTGGCTATTATCAACCGATGCAGAAAAGTGGGACGTTGAATGGACTCAAGAAAATTATGATAAAGATAGGGCAGATGAGATTATCAGAAATGCTTATAATGACTACCTTAATATGCACTGGAAATATTCATGGTTGGTTAGAATAGTAGCGGAAAATATGATCAAGAAGGGAATGTAGGTGGTAAATTATGTTTGATTATGAAAGAAAAGAATTTGAAAAGAATGTGGAAATTTTAATGGAAGATCGTTGTACACGAAAAGAAGCGGAACGATTGTTAAAAAATAGCACAGTAGTATATGAATTGAAAGATTTTACAGAACATTTTGGTCAGTTTATGGAAGATTGGCAAGAAGACAAGGAAGGAATTGAAGCATATAAGAAGATGCTTGAAACTAAAAAACCGATGAGTGGATATAGTTTTGTAGAATATAATGGAAAAGAATATTTGATTAATTATTGTTTATAGACTAACGGAAAATTAAATAAAAACAAAGTAATCTAGGAAGATGCAGAAATGTATCTTCCTTTTTTGATGGAAAGAAACGAGGTAAGAACGAATGAAAGTTAGTAAAGAAGAGTACGAAAGATTAGATTTTGAGGACTTTGTGGAAAAATTAAAACCACAATATGACACATTATGTAGCTTAGAAGATATGAAGAACGCTTGCGTTGATGCAGTTAACGTGATGGAAGTTAGCCTTGCAATTCATATACTGGAACCGATTGAAGAGTACGGAGTGTGGTATTACGACTATGATCGAGAAAAGGGTATGCAGTATGTACCGCAACCACTATCACAAAAAGAAGATCTTGTGAAAGCTGGATACTTAGAACTGGTCGGATAATAAAATGCAGATTTGGAAGAAAGATATGAGGTGGAAATTATGAACAAATATAGAGATTATTATAGTGCAATCGTAAAAACAGAGAACGGACTGGATATTGATGTATTGGAATTAGTTAACTGCGAGCTAGAACGACAGCAATGCGGAAAACAGCCGATTATTGGAATGATTGCAAGTGACATTATTAATGAATTTAAGGAACACAAATTCACATGGCGTGACATCGTAGAAATCAACGGAAAATATTATGCAGAAGAATTTAGTATTAGCGGTATCATGGAAAACCCTGATGCGTATATACTTGATGATTTTTACACAGCGGTTGCAGAAAAATACAATGTAGATCTTACAAAAAATGAAATTAAAACATACATGATGGATAATATCACTTTTAACCCTACTGAATTAGAGTTTGGGGCAGAAGATTGCGGATGTTACATTGATGGAGAACCAGAATGGATTGACGTAGAAGAACAGGATGGAAGAATTATGAATACAGAAACAAAACAGGAAATTATCGGAATCGTTATGTGTCACGGAGAGAATGATTATGGATACTGGGGAGGATTTTCTCTAACAGAGGAAGAAGAAGAACAGATTTACGAGATCCTGATGCGACATGATACAGAAGGATGCTCTATTAGAGGCACAAGAAATGACATTGCAAACGAGATTAGGGAATAGGAGAGTGATTAGTTATGGAAAATAACGAAGTAAAAAGAATTGCAAACATCTTATTCAATATGTCTTTGGGAATGGACTATGACACGTTCGTAGATGATTGTAAAGAAGATATGAAAATGTTAACTGAAAGCATTGGAAATTTATCTAAGGCAATCGGAAAATTGTCTAAAGCGGATGATTCTCTGTTTTATGTATTGCAGAATATTGCAGATAACAACGCAGATATGGAAAATAGATTGGTCAATGCAGATGGATCTATTAATTAATAGAATGTCAATTCTATTGTAGGAAGGATGGAAATTTACATGAAAAAATATATAATAGATGTTGTAGAAACATATAAGAGATCAGTTGAAATTAAAGCAGAAACAGAGGATGAAGCAAGAAATATTGTAGCGGAAAAGATTAATACAGGAGATATTGATATTCCTTGTGATGGCGGTGGTTACGACTATGAGTACGAGTTATTTGCAAGTGAGGTAGAGGAAAGCGAAGTGTAATTTTTATGGACTGTTTACTACAGTCAGAGAAGATGATAATATATACATATTAGTTGAGATACAAGACAAACAAAAAACTTAAAGAACAGAGCAAAGGAGAGTAAATTATGCCATTTGTTTTATTATTAATAATTATATTTATCGTTCCAGAGGATAGTTTGGAATATATGTTAGGAGCTATCTTAGGTGGTGGCTATGGAATTTTAATGGTTATAGCATTTGTTGCTATTCTGTATGGAATTTATAAGTTCTTTTCCGATCTTTGGAACGGAAGATAGAATGGAAAATATTATTTGATAAAGCAGATTATATATGGAAGGAGTTATGAATATGAATAAATTCAAGCATTATGGGAAAGATGTATGGGTTCAGACATTTACAGAAACAAACTGGGTAGATGGACTAAAGAAAAACGGATTAGAATATGTAGCACTTCCAGATCTTGAACATGAAGTATATAAATATGTTAAGAATGGAAAAGAGAGGTATGCTCTAATTCATTATCCTGATGTACCTGAAGAAGCATTACAAGAAGTATATATAATAGAAAAGATTCCTGATGATCTTAGTTGGGATAACATAATAGAAGATTACAGACAGCAGAGTAGAGGATATGAACCGATGAAACTGCCAACACGAGCAAGGCTATTGTATGATAAAGCCGATCACATAGCATATGAATTGGAAAAAGAAGATCACAATTTTGCTAAAAATTTTTGGCATAGACCTACAGGATATATTGATTCTAAACGATTTAAGTCGGCTCTTACTTTGCTTGGAACAAGTATCGAAGAACTAAGGGAAATGGATCATTCCGATACGCCAGAAATTGATGAACTAGAATTAGAATGAATACAAATTAATATAGGTAACTAGGACACTTATGGAAAATTCCAGAGTGTCTTTTTTAATACAAATTTTTACATAAGAAAGGTGGAATTAATTATGAATCTAAACGAAATGGAAATCCCTTGCGATCCAATTTTGGATAAAGCAAAGAGGGATGAGTTAGTGCAGAACACGGAGCTTTTAAAACAAGTTACGATCAAGCCGATTCCGTGGCTCCCTGGACGAGATTATATCACTACGGAACAGGTAGCACGATTTTTTGATGGAGATGTTGACGAGGTTAAGAGATTGTGTACGAAGTATCGCAAAGAGTTTTTAGACGATGGAATGGAAGTTAAGACAATACAAGAAATCATTGACGGTCAGGACGCAACAACGGAAAAACAGAAGGGAAGAATCATTGTAACGTATCCGAACGGATTGAATATCTCATTCGGCTATAAGGGTGCTAAGGTGTTTACTCTTAAATGTTTGATCAGATTGTCTTTACTGATGGAAACTTCAAGCCTTGCTGAGAACGTAAGACATTATGTTTTTATTAATGAGTACATCACGATGGAAGAGCAGAGAGAACAAGAGCAGGTAGAGGCAGGTGTGCAGCTTGTAGACACAACGGAAATTTTAGGTAGAAGAATTGACTTATACAGAAGCATTGAAGATCCGTTATTCTTGGCAAGAGATGTTGCAGAATGGATTGATTATAGTAAACGTCCTGATGGAAGTTATAAAACAGATATGATGTTACAGGCGATTGATTCAGAGGAAAAATATAAGACCAAAATCTTAACCGCCAATAATGTTGGCGGGTCAAATTTAGGTCAGATTGATTCTACGGGAAAGACTATTAATCCATTTTGGTTTCTGACAGAAGATGGACTCTATGAAGTATGTATGCAGTCACGCAAACCGATTGCAAAGCAGATGAAGAAACAGATTAAAGAATATCTTAGAAACATTCGTAAGACAGGCGGTGCGGTTGACTTTGGAAAAGAGTCACAGTTCATTGAACACTACTTCCCGTCATTTTCTGAGGATGTCAAGCTTGCTATGGTAACCGATCTGCGAACACAAAACAAAGAACTCAAAGAAGAGAATCAGAAGTTACAGAATGATAATAAGCTATTAGCAGCGGAAATTTTGACGTGGGATGATCGCAATAAGATGAACGCTGGAATTAGGAAGTTGGCTGCCGTTACAGGAACACAATTCTCTGTTATGTGGAACGAGCTTTATAAGAACTTGCAATACAAATATCAGATTGATGTTAAGAAACGTGGTAAGAAACCATTTCTTCAGTGGATTCAAGAACATGAATGGGATAAGGTAATGAAAGTCTTTTGTGCAATGTGTGAAGCTAGAAACCTATCTCCAACAGATATGTTCCAACAGACAGCACCAGTGGAAAATTTATATGATAATGAAGATGAGGCTGATGAAGTATGGAATTAGAACAGATTATTCATTTCTTTGAACAGTTCTGCGGAATATCTTTTGTGTTATATGTGATTGTTTTCCTAGCTTGGTTATCGCTAAGAAAAATTGATCGTGAACATAATAAGGTATATTTAAGCAAATATATAGACGTATTAGAGGAAATATTAGAAGCTATTATGAAGCCTATGAAAGCAATTACGACATTATGGGTTATCGTAGCTTTCGGAATGCTTATTTATCAGCTGATTTAATTCCATATAATAATTTTGGCAAAGAACCGAACGGAAGGTTCTTTTTGTTTTACGGAAATATTTGGCAGGAACCGATTTGGCAGGTCGGTTCTTTGTCAAATTTATTATACACAAATTAATGATTAACTAAGCATAGAATTGTTAATAGGTAAGGTGTTAATTACATAGAGAACTAATAGGAATAGAATAGGTTTCTATTAGGATTGGCACACTAATAGTTGGAATTAAATGTTGATTTTATTCCTATTGGTTTACGGAATACAGTTATACAAAAATAATGAGTGTAGAGAAAAATAAGACAGTTTAGAAAGGAAGATGAAGAATGAACCTACAGTTAGTAAAAACGGAAAATTTTAATGATATAGCGTGTGATTTTTATAGTGCCGAGGACGATATTTGGATGACAAGAAAGCAAATCGGAGAGGCACTGGAATATGGAGATCCACAGAAAGCAATTGATAATTTGCACAATAGATATAGAGATAGACTGGATAAATATTCAGTTACCCTCAAACTGGGGGCTACTGATAACAAGAAGTATGACACTACACTCTATAATGAACGTGGCGTGATGGAAATTTGTAGATGGAGCAGACAGCCAAAGGCAAACGCCTTCATGGATTGGGTTTGGGACGTGATTTCCTCTTATCGTCATGGAAATTTAAGAACAGGAACTCCTGTAACGACAGTAGAGCAATTTCTTACAGAACAGACAGAACTTATGAGGCAGATGGAAAGAAACAATGAACGCCTATACAATGTTACTATCAAAGGTTTCAATCAGTTAGCAGACATTGTGAAAGAGATGAAAGCCGAACGGAAAGAACTGTATAAGCAGATTGGTAAACCTACGAAAGATATTCCAGTAGTGGATACGGAAAGTGTTATCGCAGAATACAAACTTAATGAATGGAAGTCTAACGTTTATGGAATCATTAATGATATTTTGAAAGAATCTGATGAGTTAGGAACTACCACGAGAGATATTCTTAGAGAAGCATATAACTATTTAACTAACACATATGGAATTGTGTGGGAACAGGATCGGAAAGAATACAAAGAGAAATACAATATTAGTGAAAGAGGTAATGTACCAACGATTGATCTTTGCCATGATAAATATCCTGACCTACTGATAAGTGTGCTGGAAAAACTTCTGCGACAGTTCCGCAAAGAGAACGCACAGCCTGATTGGGAAGAAATGAAGATTAAGATTACCAATTATGCTAATCATATTGGAAATAAATCTAAAGGTGGAACTTCTGTTTATCGGAAAATCTACGCTAAGATGACAGAAAATGGTGTTAACTGGGATGAGTATGCTCATGGATTGTCTAAATCTCAGCTTATTAAAACAAATACAACTTTATATAATAGATTTTACGATGCAGCGGTGGAAATTATTTCAGAAGATTAAGGAGTGTGATATAATTATGAAACAAAACAGAAAAGGAGCTGTCTCGGATGGATAAATTAGAAAAGAGAAAAGAAGAAGCTAAAGAATATAGGAAATTAGTTGATAAATGTTTAGCTTTAATGGATAAATACGTGGGAATTACATTTGGTATTCCTGTATGGGTAGATCGTGGCTCTCATACACTAGAGTTTAAAAAGAATGGGACTGATGAATGGAGACTCCTAACAAAAGAAGAAGTATCTAATATTATTGAAAAATATGAGATATTAGATTCTGTAGCAACAAAGATTACAAAAGAAACCGATATGGGATATTGAAATGAAACAAATATTCGATCAGAAGGAGTGATGGAAAAATGAATATATTAACATTAAAAGGGAATGGAAAATCTAAATTTCTCAGTGATTTTATTGATAGTTCTCGATCAGAAAAATGTTTTGTAATCATATTTGAAGATGAAAATATTTCTCGCAGTCTGTTTTCAAGATGTGATAATTTTATTTTAGATGATTCGCAGAGCATTAAAGAGGAAATGGAAAAATATTTAGGAATTGTTGAGAATTGGAGTGACAAACTGGAATATTTAATAATATATAGTATAGATAAATCCGAAAAAGATATGATCAATTTGGATGTATATTATTTATTAAATCAGGTTAAAGATCAACCGTTCTTTAAAGAGCTAACTTGCATTGTAGCTTGTAAGAAATAAAGGAATTAAAAAGGAGTGTTTAAAATGGAAAAATCTAAAGCATATACATCAGAAAAACCATATATGTGTGTTTATGAAACAAAAGAGGATGGAATTGGCTATGCGACATTTGATAATGAACAGAGTTTATTAGAATTGTTAAATGAGTGCAGAGAAAACGGAGATAAGATTTTAGATGCTTGTAAGGTTGAGGATCGTTATGAATTCAAAGATGGAAAATTTGAGTCTAAATATCAAAGGATGTATGGATATGCAATTATCAAAGCGCTTAAAGACAAGAATAAGGAATTAGGTAATAAACTAAGAAAAGTAATTGATGAAAGGATCGCTATAGAAGAAAAACTAACAGATACAAATATGCCGTATCAAAAATATATGTATTTATTGCGTGATAAAGAGGATATTGAAAAAAGAGAAGCAAAGTTAAGTCAAAGGAAACAAATCGTAAGAGATATATTAGATGTCTGCTATGAAGCGGTATGGGAATGTGACGATCGTATAGATGAAATGAAACTTTAATGGAAAGGAAGTTGGATAAATGAGAGAAAATGCTAGGAAAGAAGGAGATTATATAATATCAGAAGATGCTCTTGGGACATCATATAAACACCCATCATTTGGAATGTTATCATTCAATCGTACTCATGGCGGGCATAGCAATTTATTTGGCAGTAGCATTCAGCATAACGATACAATCCATATGGTATTAAGGGAAGGTGTGGTTACAAGGGGGCTCAATGATGATTGGTATGTTGGAGAAGATGAGATTCTGGAAGTAGAAATGTCGCAATCACAATTTGCGGAATTAATTACTTCTATGAACGTTGGAACAGGTACTCCATGTACTATTAAATATTTACGTGGTAAAGGACGTATTAACGAAGCGGATTTTATCAATAAAAGACAGCAGATAACAAATGAATTTAAAGAGTCTATGAACGAGCGTATGAGCGATGCAAAAGAATTTTATGATGAAGTCAAGGAGCTTTTTACTACGAAGAAATCTATTGGAAAAGGTGATCGAGAAATGATTCTGAGAAGACTTGCCAACGTGACTCAAGGTATGGAATCTAGTTCAAAATTTATCTTTGATCAATTCCAAAATCAGATAGACAAAACAATTACAGAAGCTAAAGGAGAAATCGAGGCTTTTGCACAGAATAAAATTAATGCAATAGCTCAACAGGCTCTTGTAGAACAGAAAGAAGATATTTTAAAATTAGAGAATCCTGTTGATGTAAATCATATGGAACTTGATGAAGAATAAAACGAAAATTTGATAGGTGGTGGTACGAATGGTGGATTTAAATGACCATAAGTGTATGTTTGAATATACGGACGAAGAACTGTTGGAGCAGGGAAAGTTAGACATTCAAGCAAGATCACATGGAATAAGAGATGATAGAACTTTTTTTGAACAATATATAGTTTTGAAAGAAATCGGCAAGCGATGGATTCGAGAACATGAAAATATGAAGAAAGAAAATTTCGTAAAGAATCAGTATAAAGACTGGAGCGATGATAAGTTGTTAAAGTTTTACAAAGAACGTAAAGAGGTTTATAATGGAAAATTTCCTGTTTTGTATATTAATATGTTGGCTGAAATTTCTGATCGTTGGAGTAAACAGAATAAAATTGAAGAGGTAGAATTAGAAGAAGATTAAAGGAGAATTTTATCTCAAAATATAGATGGGAGTGATGCCATGAATAACACAGGATGGATTAAACTCCATCGGAAAATTACAGATCATTGGCTATGGGAAGATAAACCATTTGCCAGAGGACAAGCAATGATTGACTTACTGATTCTCGCAGGTTATAATGATCAATCGAAATACATTGATGGAAATTTAGAAACAGTTGAGCGAGGATCGGTGGTTACTTCGATCAGAAGATTGTGTGATCGATGGGGGTGGAGTAATTCAAAGGTTGTCAAATTTTTAAAGACACTGGAAAACGACAGTACAATACATGTAAAAAGCGACACTAAAAAGACGGTCATAACCATAGTAAATTACAGTGTTTATCAAGGTTTTGTAGACGAACAAGCTACACAGAAACGACACCAAAACGACGCAGAAGCGACACATAAAAAGAAAGTAAAGAATAATAATAAATATAATAATAATAATATAAAGCGGTTCAGACCGCCTGATTGCGAGCAAGTCTCCAGATATTGTCAACAAAGAGACAATGGGATTGATCCAGAAGAGTTTGTGGATTATTACACAGCCAAAGATTGGATGATGGGCAATAGCAAGATGCAAGACTGGAAGGCAGCAGTACGAAACTGGGAACGAAATCAGGCTAAGAAGAACGCTAAACAAAAGCCAAAGGTAACGAACCTTGCACACTTGGAATGTGATCGTGATTATGATTTTGGTGCGTTGGAAAGACAGTTGTTTGAGAAGCAGATGACAGGATAAGTTTGACGAAAGGATGGAAAAATGTCAGAAAATATTTATATTCACTACGGAAGTGATAAGTTTGAGAAAGAGTTGTTTATGTCAATTGTGAACAGAAACATGATTAACAAACCATTTGGAGGTTTATGGGCATCGGATATAAAGGCGGATCAGCCGTGGGAGAAATGGTGTATTGATAATGATTTTAGAATTGATAAACTAGACAAAAACTTTAAATTTACATTGGATGATTCGGCAAATATTGTTGAATGGACAGCGAAAGCCGATTTAAAGCAGGCTCCAACGCAAGATCTATCGGGATATCTCCCAGAATATTTATTTGATACAATGGGCGTTGTGCCAGATTTTGAGAAGATGGTCGAAGATGGAGTTGATGCAATTAAGCTTAATTTATCCAAAGGTGATTATGAGTTATATTATGAGCTTTACGGTTGGGATTGTGATAGTATTCTGATCATGAATCCTGATATTATTAGACCATTGTAGAAATTGAATAACAGAATGAGATTGAGAAGCTTATGGCTTCTTTTTATTTTGCCTAAATTTAGAGAATAGGAGTAAGAATTATGGAATTAATCGAAGTAGAAATTAGACCAGAAGTACGTGAACAGTGCAATAATTAGAGAGGAGATTGGAACAATGAAATTATACGGAACAGTGAATACAGAGGTTGATGTGAGTAAATATAATATATTAATAGCTGCGGCTCAAATACTATACGATGGACATCTATATGATAGTTGGGGAATTCATACAGAGTTATTGGAGTCAGATCATAGAGAAAATAACACTGGTAAAAGAGCATTATTTAAGGTTGAAGATATATCATATCATGGTTCCCCAGTATGGAAATATACATTGATTACTGACGATGAAAATGCAATAAATGATTTTCTGTTGGCACAGGAAATAGAAAAAGTAATTAAGAGAGTGTAAGAATAATTAAGAGAGGAGAGATTATCATGGCAGCAACACAGTTTGAAGTTATTAAAACAGCAAACAATAATAACGCAGAAGAACCTGAAGCAAAGATCAAAAGACGTAAGGACGGAAATCCTAAATGGACTCGATCTAATAAACAAAAAGGCGTATCATCTTTAGTGTATCCAATTAAGAACAAAGAAAAATTTGCAGCCTTTAATGCATATTTTAGAGACCAGATTGATAAATCGTACACAGAGTACAAACGATATGTAGCTGCCAGAAACAATCTTTTGGTTGCAGTTGGAAACAATACAGCATATCGTATCTCTGATATCGTCAGACTCAAATGGGGCGATTTATTAGACGATAAGACTCGTAAGCAGGAAAAGAAAACAAAGAAATTCAGAACTGTATACTTTAACGATTTGGTAACTGAAGCAGTGGATATTTTCTTTGAAGCTGTTGCAGGAACTAAATATGATGTCAAGATTGATGGCGAAGTGCCAATGGATGATTATGTTTTTGGAACATGTAAGTCTGGATCAGGACACATGACTGAAGCAAATGCTTTGGATTTTGTTAAAAAAGGTGCTAAAGCAGTTGGAATTGAGGACAATATTGGTACGCATACATTACGAAAGAACTTTGTGTATTGGACACTTGTCGATCATAAAGATGATCAGAACGTATTGTATACACTTATGAGATTATTGAATCATAGTAGCCCTGCAATGACATTTCTGTATGCAACAATCACAGAGGAAGAAACTCATGTATTGTTTGATGATATTGCGCAGACATACAAGGAAATTATCAGTGGGGCTTTTAACGGATTGAAGGAAAATGTTGTTAATGTGAGTTATGATAGAGTTATGGAGATTATCAAGTTTGCTTATAAGACTGGCAAAGATGATGCAGATCAAGATGATAGAGTACATGAAGATAATATGCAGGCATTAGAAGAGTTATTGGAAGGAGTAATTGTATGATATTTGTAACAGGAGATACACATGGGGATTGGATGACTCGATTAAACAGTCGTTCTTTCCCAGAGGGAGTTGAGTTAACCAAAGATGATTATGTGATTATCTGCGGAGATTTTGGACTGTGGCATGACACAAAAGAAGAACGATATAATCTGGAATGGTTAGATAACAAGCCATTTACTACATTGTTTGTATGTGGGAATCATGAAAATTACGACCGCTTATATCAATATCCTGTAGAGAAATGGTGTGGCGGAAAGATTCACAAGATCAAAGACTCTGTATTTCATCTTATGCGTGGACAGGTGTTTGAAATTCAAGGAAAGAAATTCTTTACATTTGGCGGTGCCAGTTCCCATGATGTGCAAGATGGAATTTTAGAGCCAGACGATCCAAGAATTAATGAATGGTACAGAGATTATGACAAAATGTTTAGGATTAATCATGTGAGCTGGTGGAAAGAAGAATTGCCATCTGATAAAGAGATGGCAGAAGGTGTGATGAATTTAGAGAAAAATGACTTCCAAGTAGATTACGTTATTACACATAGTCCATACACATCTGTTTTAAGACAAATGGATCAAGGATCAGGAGTGTACAAATCTGACAAGTTAACGGATTATTTACAGCAAATAAAAGACAAAGTGATTTATCAAAAATGGTTCTTTGGGCATATGCATGTGAACCAGAACTTTCCAGGAGATAATGCGATTGCAATTTACGAACAAATTATTAGGATTTTATAGGAGAATTTTGTATGAAGATAAATACGATTAGACAAAATAAGGAAGGAAAGAAAGCAAACCAGAATCTTATGTGGATTTCAGCCGAGATTCCGCCACTAAAACCAGATAATGCATCACGTTATATGAGATATAAAACATATCCCGTTATCGTGGATTACAAATATAATGATGGATGTGTGGACGAAGTGCTTGATTTCTGCGATTATGATTTTGAAGAAAAGAAATGGAAACTGGATAATCCTCATAAAGTTAGACAGTATTTCCCACTTCCAAGCAAGCACAAAGTAAAGTGTTCGAACAAAAAGAGAACATTTGTTCGAAAAACATCTTGATTTTGTTCTATAGTAGCATTATAATAAGAAATGTAGAGATTCTTTGTTCACAATAAAAATTAACTTTCTTTCTTGCACCTATTGACAGGGTGCAAAAAGTATGGTATATTTAATTCATGAAAATGAAAAATGCAACTGGGGAAAGTTGAGGGACGTAAAATGAACGGATATACTAACAAAGAAAGAAAAGGAAACGATAACAGAAAAAGAAAAGAATATGTATATGGCAAATATAAAAATCCTCAAGTTTGGGGAATATATTTTGCAGATTTGCCGAAAATTGAAGGTAGTCACATCTTGCATGGGAAAAGACCAGTCATCGTATATTCTAATAATATTTGTAATAATACGAGCACAGAGATTAACGTGTATCCAATTACAAAAAAATTAAGGAACTGGATACCGACACATGTAACCATTTATCCAAATACCAGTAATGGATTAAAAATGGTATCACAAGTGTATTTAGAGCAAGGAAGAACAATTCCAAAGAATAATCTTTTAGAGTATTGGGGAAGAATATCTGATCTATCTTTAATGTTAAAAATAGGACATGGCATTTTAATACAAAACGGCATGTTATCGTACATGAATGCAATGGCATCCTAGAAATGGAGAATATTATGAATAATAAAGAATTAATACAAAATTATATAGATTCTCACGTATCAGAATCACGTCGCCCAACATGGAATTGGTTATTAGATTCTGATATTGCGGATGACAATGAATCTGGGTTAACGTATGCACCAGGTACAATCCAAGAGGCTATATTATCAGATACTAGAGGTAAAAAAACCAAAAGTATGAATTCTATTAAAAAAAGATATGACCAGCTCGTCAAACTATATACTTATGCATATGAACAAAATTACATTAAATATAATCCATTTGTTAATGATAAATTTATAAACTTGCAATTAGCAGTTGATATATATTTTTCAAATAGAGTTAATGTTAATTATGTTACACCAGATAAAATAAATGCGTTTATTTCGAATCTGATGTCGTGCAATGCATCAGCCGATACCAAATTGAATACTAGATTTCACATTGTGAGTTTATATAATGGGATAAATGGAAAGGAGTTAAGAAATCTAAAATTCTCAGATATTAATCAAAATGATTTAACAATTCTTGGGAAACCAGTCTCCAAAGATTTTATCGAGACATTGAATGAATATAAATTGAAAATGGGAGATACGAATATATATGATGATTTTGTATTAATACCACGAAAAAAATGTAATAATATAGAAGAATATCAAGCAGAGCAAAAGAGGATCTATAATAATGTGCAGTCTCAATTAGAATTAACTGGTAACACTTTATCTTATGAGAAATTGACAACCATTGATGTTATTAATTCTGGTTTTATACAATATTTAAAATCTAAAATGGATATCAAGGCAATTGCAGATTTATATTATATTAAATCAAAAGAAGGAATCGCACGATCTGTAATCGCACGTCAATTTAGTGATATTGCAATTGATTTTTATTATAATTATTATATATCATATAGAATAAAAAAGAAACAATTTAGCGATCGTCAAACGGTAATCGGTAAAAGTATTGGTTACCTATATAAAGACGAGGACTATAAGAATTATCGTGCACATCAAATAATGGCAGAATAAAGGAAGGTATATGTATGGACAATCAAATATTAGAAATGTTAGCAGCGAATCAATCAAATCAAATGCATATTGATGTACTTGATTTACACTCATCAGAAATGTCATCGTGGTTTCTGAGCGAATATAAGATTCGAGCAGATGATAGAAAGATGAAGATCTATGGCAAAGATAAAGATCTTTCATATCATTGGATCGAATTTATTCAAGATGAGAATTTGTTCTCTCATATTAGGCAGGACGACATATTTGACATAATCAAATGCCTGCAATTTACATACAAAGAGAGATACAATGTTGGCATAAAAATACAGACAATAAAAAAGAAAGCAGAAGTCTTTGGTAAAACTTCTACTTTCACACAAACTAAAAATTTCAACTAAACAAATCATAGATAACAAAAAAAGATTTTTTGAATCTACCGTGTTGGCAGCACGATAGAAAATCGAATTTGATATTTAGAATTGTTTAATCTGAAAGGATAATAATATCCTTAAAATCATTATAACAATTCTAAACATGTTCGTCAACATGAAATTTTTTCCAAAAATACAACTAAATATAGGAGTGATGTATGAAATACATAATTACGAATGGAGAGTTCTATGTGAAAAGAGATCATGCAAGAAATAAATACGTTCGTGATAATCGTAAGTCTGAAGCTACTCAGTTTACCTCTAAGCAAGCAAAGCACATTTTAGGTTTGAAGCATAAATATACGTGGATGAAAGACGGATTTCATGCCAGAGAAATTGAGCTAGGTAAAGTTGGAAAACCTATGGAATCTAGTGAAATAATGCGTAAAGGTAATGGAAATTGCTTTATGGATTGGGAATGTGATAATACATTGATCGACAATATAGAGACTGAGGAAAGAGCTATAGTAGGGCTTTTAGCATATGACTCAGATCAATTAGGAGAAAAGAAATTTGAGTTAGAACAGGCATTATCATATGCCGATTCTGCCAGAAGTGATATTCTTCATGCAATTGAGTTTAAAAAGATTGATGCTGCGAAACGTGCCGTGATTGTTGGGTATCTTAAAACCTTACAAGAATTGCACAGAAAAATCAAGAATTGTATTCGATACATAGAAGTGATGCAGAATTGCATGGATAATCAGAAAGATATATGTACTTTGAAGAAAGAATTAAAAGATGCAGAACATAAGTCGTATGTCGGCAGGACAAAGTATTATGAGCTGATCAAGAATATAATCGGGTAGAGTTTCTTCCTTATTATATATGATGACTCGCACAGGCATTTGTGCAAAATTAAAATGTAAATATTATGTTAGAAAGGAGAAATATGGGCATTTACATACAAAAGTTTGGGAAATTAGGACAAAGATATTTTAAACCAGATGAAATAGAATATAGTCCACACTCAGGAGACTGCATTAAAGTATTAAATAAGCAAAATGGAAAAGAAAAAACATATGTAGTGATTAATGAAGATGTAGGTGATCTACGATTACATACAAGAGAGTTAATGCCAAGAGTTCATTATACAATCTGCGATGAAAAACATTTGGATAATATTTGTATGTTTAGTGTTTCAGCTTTGCTTGATAAAGAAAGGTGGATATTGCGTATATATGATTCGTTTGGTATTGAAAGAAAACGAAATGGAATATTTTCGTTTGTCGATACGTTAGATTCAGATGTCATTATTACCATTTTGATAGGAAAATATAAGCGTGAAGATACATTTAATGTAAAAGTACCTTGTGAATTAAGAAATTAAAAAAAGGAGAATTATATGGATGAAAATAAAACGGGCGTTTGGATAAAAATGAGGAGTGGAGAAAAACTTAGGTATGACCATGATTGGATGGAACCATTTGGTGTAGGTGATCTGGTCGAAATAAATAGTGAAGATATGTATGTAAACTTTAAAATTGTAACTGTTGAATCCAGAAATAATCCATCAATAACTACTTATGGAATCAAACCTCAAGTTAGAATTGATCGAACTCTACATCCTCATGATGTTACTAAATTTCGAAATGCTGAAGCAATTGTAATGGATGTGAATAAATACAGTCAGGCATTGATTATTGTTCCATTTTGGTATAACAAAAAACTATATAGAAACCAGAGAATACGTTCGTCAGAAGTTGCCATTACAATTACAAGAATAGAAAAATTAAAAACAATAAATGAAGATATTGAGATTCAGACAGGTACGATTTCAGCCGACAAAATACAGATTGATACATTAACTCTACCGTCACTCTCAGAAAGAAGAGTGTCTGCTCTGTCACACTATCAGCAAAAACCAATTACTGCAACGTCAGAACCAATAAAGAATGAGGTTGGTGAGCTTTCAGCCACAGGGAAATCGTGGATGATACATGACGACCGTGGGTTGAGTCCTTATGCACCAACACATATTGATTGGAATGGTGAAATGAGTGCGACTTTAACATTCTCGCCAAAAAAAATTGATGAAATCATGAACAAACTTGCAGGAAACGAAGAGGAGAAAGATATGTATACAGAAAAATTAAAAGACAAAATCAAAAAAGTTATTTATGTAGACAAAGAGATGACAGTTAGGGAACCTATTTTAGATAGTAATGGTAAGCCACTCGAAAGAGGTGGTAAACCAGTAACTAAGGCTAAATTTTACAGAGGTATGGTTAAGGTGGTTTGGAACTGTGGTACTGAAACTGTTGCTTATACAAGCAGATTCGACAGATTTAACAGAGAAGAAGGTTTCAAGACTTGTGTATTAAAATACCTGTTTGGTAACGCAGGCGCCTATGATGCTGTTGACTTCTGGACAAACAAATATGTGAAATATCCAAGTAGCTGCATTGAAGTGACAGAAAATTTATGCAAACTGGAAGAGATCATCGAGAATGATAAGCACAGAGAAGAGGAACGCAAAGGTTTACCTCATGCAAAATTCTTAAGAAGAACGGTGGATCGTTTAGTACCTAGCTTTTCAGATGACAAATTACATTATGCACCAGAAGATGAAAAGCTTGCTAATGAATTTAAGAAATTAGCAAAGAAATATTTTCCAGAACTTAAATGTAGGGAAATTTATATTAATGATAGAAAACAGGAAGACGTTTTCGTAGCAATTAAATAACAAAATGAAAAGGAGATAAATTATGTGCACACCAATGAATGAAAACTGGAGCAATTTTTTAAACAAATTGTCAGAGCGTTTAAATAAGATGCTCGACTATGTAGAGAAAAACAATTCTACATTGTATGAAACTGATATTGATAAAGATGAGCTTTGGGAAGTATATTTGAGCAGTTTCCCTGAAGGAACAAACAAAATGTATCGCAAACGACGAGAATATGACTGTGGTCATTGCCGAAACTTTATTAAAACAATCGGTGGAGCTGTGGCAATTGTTGACGGCAAGCTTCATACAATTTGGGAAATTGATACTGAGGATGCCGTATTTCAGCCAGTAGTTGATGCTTTACGAACATATGTAGAATCAAAGCCAATTAAGGATATTTGGAGGCATTTTACAAATACAGTTGGAGTAAAAAGTACAAATGAGTATACAGAAGATAAGCAGATTATCAAATGGACTCATATGTACACACCGATTCCAGAGAGATTACTAGAAAGAAAATCTGATATTCCTACAGTTAAAGCAAAAGTTAGAGATCGAAAGAATGTGTTTAAAAGATCACTTGATGAAATCACAGAAGAAGCTGTTGATACAGTGTTAGAGCTGATCGCTTCAAACACTCTTTACAGAGGACAGGAATGGGAAAGAGTATTAAAAGATTTTAGAAAATATCAGCGAGAATACAACGGTTTGTCAGATGAAGAAAAAGATATATACACATGGACAAAAGCCATGACGATCGGAGATGTAATTGGTCGTATTAGAAACCATAGTATCGGTACATTACTTGTGAATATCAGTGAGGATATGGACTTAGATAATGCGGTTAAGGCTTATGAAAATGTTGTAGCTCCTGCGAATTACAAACGACCAAAGGCAATTTTTACAAAGAAAATGCTTGAGGATGCAAAGAAAACTGTGACTGATTTAGGATATATGGATTCATTACAGCGTAGATTTGCGAAACTTGATGATATTACAGTCAACAATATCCTGTTTTGTAATCGTGATGCAGCACCACGTATTCAGGGCGGTTTAGATATTTTCGATGAGATGAGTAAGGAAGTTGCTGTAAATCCTAAGAAGTTCTCTAAAGTCGAAGAAATCAGTGCAGAGAAATTCGTATCAGATGTACTTCCAACGGCAAAAGAATTAGAAGTTCTGTTTGAAAATCGTCACAAGAAGAATATGGTTTCACTGATCGCACCTGTAAATAAAGATGCTAAGAACATGATGAAGTGGAGTAATCCTTTCAGCTGGGCATATTCAGGAAATATGACAGACAGTGAAATGAAAGAAAGAGTTAAGAACGCAGGTGGTGCAGTTGATGGAGTTTTAAGATTCTCAATTCAGTGGAATGCAAATACAGATTGGAATCAGGACGATTTTGATGCACATTGCAGAACTCCACGTCATCATATCTATTATGCTTCAATGCATGATTATGCAACTGGTGGAAGCCTTGATGTTGATGTAACTCATCCACATAGAGGAGAGCCTGCCGTAGAAAATATTACATGGGCAGATAAATCCAAAATGGTTGACGGAGAATATGAATTTTTCGTAAGAAATTTTGCTCATAGAAATGGAGTTTCTGGATTTACAGCAGAGATTGAATTTGATGGACAGATTTATGAATTTGAATATGATAAGCCTTTACGTCAGAACGAAGATGTTCCAGTAGCTACAGTTACATTAAAAGATGGTGTGTTTACAATCAAAGAGAAACTTCCATCAACAACATCTTCAAGAGAAATCTGGGGAATCAATACAAACCAGTTTGTGCCAGTAACAGTAATGTGTTATTCACCTAACTATTGGGACGAGCAGACAGGTATTGGACATAAACATTATCTGTTTATGTTAAACGGATGTGTAAATGAAGATACTCCAAATGGATTCTTCAATGAGTTTTTGAAGCAGGAATTAGTACAGCACAAGAGAGTATTCGAGGCTTTAGGAAGTAAAATGCATGTCGCAGATGATCCAAACCAGTTATCAGGAATTGGTTTCAGTTCTACAAAACGAGATGATGTGATCGTCAAAGTTAAGGGTGCGACAGAAAGAGTTCTTAAAATTAAATTTTAATATAAAAGGAGATTAAATTTATGACAACAGAAAATTTATTCGAAATGGCTACTAGAAACAAAATGAGATTCTCATCTACAAAAGGCGAATTATCCGTAGAAGATTTATGGGATTTATCCGATAAAGATTTAGATGTGGTATACAAAAATTTGAAAGACCAGGAAGTCAAATCTTCAGAAGAAAGCCTGTTGGATGATGCAAATGTTGATCCAAAATTAACAGCTGCGATTGGTATTGTAAGATACATCTTTACAACAAAACGTAATGAGAGACTTGCTGAGAAGGAACGTATTGATAAGAAACTGAAACAGAAAAAATATATTGATGCTCTTTCCAAGAAACAGGATGAGGCTATTGAGAAGATGTCAGAAGCAGAATTACGTGCGATGATTGATTCGTTAGAAGATTAAGATGATATACCTGCTCGTCAAATTTGACGGGTGGGTGCTTAAAGAAAGGAGATTGGAATGATTTATAAATTAGAATTAGGCGACTGGTCGGAAGATGGGCATAAAATATCAGAAAGTTTTTTATTTGATTGTAACTATGATATTCATAAAATTCGACAAGCGTATAAAGATAGTTGTAAAAAGCTAGGAGTGGCTTTTAATTACAATGAAGATTATACGGGTCTAGGTCTTGGTTGTAGAAGTGAGAGATTGATTTGGACAGAGTATCAAGAATCAGAAATGAGCGAAACAGCATTTGAAATTTTAAATAATTCTGGGTGTTTTAAAGAGGTTGATTTCTATAAAGAAGATGGCGTGTATTATATCGAAGAAAGGAAAGACTGTGCAAAACTTATTATGAATTTTATCGCACTGTCTATGCCTGAAGATTTTCGATATAAGCTTGTCCAAGAGCCAAAAGTTGAATCGATTAATAGTTGGAATCATGAACTGAGACAGCACTTTGGGTATGGATTATTTGATTAATAAAACAGTAATTTAAAGGAAAGAGAATTAGAAAATGGATAATAATAAAATTTTAGTTGTCATTGATATGCAGAATGACTTTATTGATGGGAGTTTAGGAACGAAAGAGGCACAAGAAATCGTACCTAAAGTAGTTGAGAAAATTCGTAATTTTGATGAAGATGGAGATTTGTATGTAACAAAAGACACACATGATGAAGATTATTTAGATACACAAGAGGGAATAAAACTACCAGTAAAACATTGTATTTTTCTTGAAGATGGATGGTATATCAATAAAGATATTTTGAAAGTTATTGAAGAAAGAGGATTTGACAGTGTAAGAAGGTATTTTAATAAACCTACATTTGGTTCATTTAGATTAGCAGATCATTTTAGGAGAGAATACAAATATGCTTCAGATCTTGAAATTACATTAGTTGGATTATGTACCGATATTTGTGTTATTTCAAATGCGATGTTAATTAAATCGGTATTACCAGAGGCAAAGATTACTGTAGATGCATCGTGCTGCGCAGGCGTAACACCAGAGAGTCACAAGAACGCACTCGAAGCAATGAAAATGTGTCAAATTGAAGTAATTAATGAATAAAGAGGTGATGAAAAATGATTAGTATTGGTGGAGTGGCGGTTATTCCTAAGTCTTTCCCAGACGGAACACAGAAAATTGATTTTTCGTTAGGTGTGATATCTCAAGAAATCATAGAAAACAAGACAGTGTATATCACATGGTTATATAAGTCAGATCAAGAGTTGTTTTCTTTGTTGTGTATTTCTAAAAATATTAAAGAACATTTTCCGTGGTTACAACAAGCATTAGTGATGCCGTATATACCAAATGCAAGATTTGACAGAGTAAAAGAGCCAGACGAATGCTTTACATTAAAATATTTTGCAGAAATTATTAATAGTCTGGGATTTGTACGAGTTATTGTAACTGATCCACATTCCGATGTATCTACTGCATTGATTGATCATGTAGAAGTAATCCGTGGAGCATCATATATCACACAAACTTGCTGCAAAGTCCTTAAAGCAGAGTCATCAAGAAATCTTGTAATTTATTTTCCAGATAGCGGATCACTCAAAAGATATTCTGAATTTGTATCAGATGATTATCCGATTGTCTATGGAATTAAAAATCGTGATTGGAAGACAGGAGAAATTCTTGGTATTGAGATTCATGGGGATACAGATAAATTAGATGAAAATACAGCAATTCTTATGATTGATGATATTTGTAGTAAAGGTGGTACATTCTATTATGGATCAAAAGAATTAAATAAATATGGTTGTAAAGATATGTATTTATATGTTACGCACTGCGAAAATACAATTCTTGATGGCGAATTATTAAAGGCGGATAGTTTGTTTAAAAAAGTATTTACAACACGTAGTATTTTTACAAAAGAACATGAGAAAGTTGAGGTGCTAGATTTATGAAACAGACAAATCCAATGTTATTAATTGATTTTTACAAAGCAGTTCATGCTGAAATGTTACCAAAAGGTATTACAAAATCTGTTTCTTATTTTACTCCACGTATGAGCAGAGTAAAACGATGGAATGAAGTAGCCATGTTTGGATTACAAGGATTCATTAAAGAGTATTTGGTCGATTATTTTAATGAGTATTTTTTCTTTGAATATAGAAACAAAGCAATTGGTACTTATAAGACAGTGATGGATGCAGCTCTTGGAGAAGGTACATATGGATTACAGAAAATCGAAGATTTATATGATCTTGGCTATCTTCCAATTGAGATTAAGGCTCTTCCTGAAGGAACTTTAGTACCAATGCATGTGCCGATGTTTAGTATTGAGAATACACATAAAGATTTTGCATGGTTACCACAGGCATTAGAAAGCTTAATTTCCGCAGAAATGTGGCATCCGATGATTGCCGCAACTGTTGGACATACATACAGACAGATTGTTAATAAGTTCTATGAAATGACTTGTGATGACGATATTCCAAAATCTAAAGCATTAGGGGCTTTCGATTTTCGTGGCGAAGAATGTTTACAGTCTGCGGTTAAAGCAGGGGCAGGATGGTGTTTATCATTCTTAAATACTGCAACAGTTCCAACAATTCCGTATTTAGAGAGAAATTATAACTGTGATTGCACAAAAGAACCAGTTGCTTTTGGTAGTCCGTCTACTGAGCATTCGGTTATGTGTAGTAATTATGCGATTGACGGAGATGAAGAGACTCTAATCAAAAGATTACTAACAGAGATTTACCCAAATACAAGTTTTTCTGCGGTATTGGACTCATATGATTATTGGAATGTCGTAGAAAATATTCTTCCAAAGCTTAAAAATGAGATTATGAATCACAACGGATGTCTTCTTATCAGAGGGGACTCAGGAGATTGTGTAGACGTAGTAACCAGAACGGTATTTAAGTTATGGGAAGAGTTTGGGGGAACAACAAACAGTAAAGGATATAAAGTTTTAGATCCTCATGTAAAAGCAATTTATGGAGATTCAATTACAGTGCAGAGATGTGAGCAGATTTATGACATCTTAGAGAAAAATGGATTCGCAGCCAGCAATGTTGCACTTGGTGTTGGATCATTCTCATTTCAGTGTATCGAAGAGGATGGAGTTTTGAAACCATTTACAAGAGATACATTTAGTAGTTGTATCAAAGCAACATATTGTGAGATTGATGGCAGACCATATCCAATTTTTAAGAATCCAAAAGATGGCGGATTTAAGAAATCTCAGAGAGGTTTATGTCATGTCTATAAAGGATCAGACAGCAAACTGACATTTAAAGATGGATATACTTCAGAAAATCTTCCAATGAATAATTTGCTCGAAACGGTATTCAGAGATGGCAAATTAGTAAAAGAACAGTCATTGCAGGAGATTAGAAGAGTGTTAAACGAAGGAGAATTTTAAGAGAGGAGATATAAAACATGAGTTTTAATGCAGCAGAAACCCAAGACAGATTAGTGCAGTGGATCAGAGATTGGTTTGAAATTAATGGTAAAGGATGTAATGCCATTGTAGGAATTTCAGGAGGTAAAGATTCATCAGTTGTCGCTGCCTTATGTGTCGAAGCACTAGGTAAAGATCGAGTTATTGGTGTTATGATGCCACAGGGAGATCAGTCAGACATTGAATATTCAAGAATGTTATGTGATCACTTAAGAATTGATAACTATACGGTTAATATCTACGAGCCATGTTTAAGTATCAAGCATGAAGTATCAAGCGTATTAAATGGTAAATGGAGTAAACAGAGTGCTACAAATTTACCTGCTCGTATTCGAATGGCGACATTATATGCTTTTGCTCAGAGTATGAATGGAAGAGTAGCAAATACATGTAATTTATCTGAAGATTGGGTTGGGTATGCAACAAGATATGGAGATGGAGCAGGAGATTTTAGTCCATTAAGTGATCTGACTGTGACAGAAGTTAAAGCAATTGGTAGAGTTCTGGGACTTCCAACAGAGTTAATCGAAAAAACTCCTACTGATGGGTTATGTGGCAAGACAGATGAAGATAATCTTGGATTTACATACGAAGTGTTGGATGAATATATCAGAACAGGTGAATGCAAGGATAAAGCAGTGAGACAGATCATTGATGAAATGCATGAGAAGAATGTATTTAAACTTGCTCCAATGCCTAAATTTATATCTGGCATGTGGATCGAGGCAGGAATGGAGTTGGATGATTAAATATGGAAGTTACAGCAAAATGGACAGGTCGTGGTTTTGCACTCTGTATTGGAGAATGGAAGCTTTATGTTGATAGCAAAGATGTTACCGATAAGATTCCAGAAGACTTACGCACAGAACCTATGAATACATATAAGAAATATGAGAAATGGTATTTCAAAGGTTGGGTTGAAGAATGGGAGTCATATTATGACGGACTGAAACAAGATGAATGGATTGAGTCTAATAAGTATTGGTTAGATGAAATTACAACAGATATTGATGTTCAGCGCCAGATCTTCAAAGCAATCAATGAACAAGATTTTCGCCCTAACTCATGTGGTGGGTGTATTTAGTAACTAGGTTATAACACGAAGGTGTTATGATAAATAAATTTTAAACAAAGGAGATATTTATGATTGAAGTAATTGGAACAGTGGTACCAGTGGTTATTGCGGTAGGTGGCGTAGGAGCTATTATCGGTAGCGGTTATGTCAAAGCAAGTCCAGATAAAGCTTATATCATTTCTGGACTTAGAAAGACACCTAAGACATTAATTGGTAAGGCAGGGTTAAAAATCCCATTCTTTGAAAAAGCAGATCATCTTAATCTTGAGTTAATTCCAATTGATGTTAAGACATCAAGTTCTGTGCCTACAGCAGATTATATCAATATCAATGTAGATGCAGCGGTCAATGTAAAGGTTAGCAGTAATCCAGAAAGATTAAAACTTGCAGCAGAAAACTTCTTAAATAAGCCAGTAGGCGATATTGGACAGGTCGCAAGAGAAGTCCTTGAAGGTAATATGCGAGAGATCGTTGGAAAGATGAGTCTCGAAGAAATGGTTTCTGATCGTCAGAAATTTGCACAGCTTGTTACAGAAAATGCGAAGCCAGATCTTGCTGCAATGGGATTAGATATTATCAGTTTTAATGTTCAGAATTTTATGGATGATAATGATGTTATTGAAAATCTTGGTGTAGATAATGTTGTTAAAATCAAGAAAAAGGCTGCGATTTCCAGAGCTGAAAGCGAAAGAGATATTGAAAAAGCAAAAGCAATGGCTGAAAAAGAAGCAAATGATGCAAAGGTAGAGTCAGCAACAGCGATTGCAGAAAAGAATAACAATCTGGAGATTAAAAAATCTGAGCTTGAAAAGATTTCAAAAGCAAAGAAAGCTGAGGCAGATGCAGCATACAAGATTCAGGAAGAAAAATCACGTAAAGAAATTGAAGTTGTAACTGCGGATGCTAATATTATGCGTCAGGAAAAGGAAATTGAACTGAAGCGTAAAGACGTTGAGGTAACAGAGCAGACATTAGATGCACAGATCAAGAAGCAGGCAGAGGCTGAAAGATATGCTTCACAGCAGAAAGCAGATGCAGACTTATACAAGAAACAGAAAGAATCTGAAGCTAACAAATATGCCAAAGAAAAAGAAGCTGAATCTACAAAATATGCTATGGAGCAGGAAGCTGAAGGTATTCGTGCAAAGGGTGTAGCAGAAGCCGAAGCAATCAAAGCTAAAGGTATTGCTGAAGCAGAAGCAATCGAAAAGAAAGCAGAAGCTATGAAACAGATGGGTAAAGCATCTATTGTAGAAATGATGTGTCAGATGTTCCCAGAAGCAGTTAAAAATGCAGCCGCACCATTAGGAAATGTAGGAAGTATCACTATGTATGGAGAAGGAAACACAACAAAATTAACAAAAGATATTATGAATGTTGTGAATCAGGTATCAGATGGTGTTAAAGGATCTACAGGTGTTGATCTTGCAAAGATGTTAAAAGATTTTGTTTCTGAAGATAAAGAAGTAGAATCTACAGATAATGAAAATCTTGGAACACCAGAGCCAGCAGATTACTGTGAGTTCTAATAGGAGAAATTATTATGACGATTATTATTATTTGTGTAATTGTAGCGATTATCGCATATTTGCAATTTACTAAAAATGGAAAGCAGATTAAAAATGTGGCATCTGGAACAGTTACAGAAAAGATCAAAGAAAATGCAATGACTCCAGAGGGAGCAAGAGCCAGATATAATACTGCAATTAAAGAGAAACAGGACTTTTATAAGAAAACAATGGGTACATACACAACGGTAGCTGGTAGATTGGCAACAATGGAAGATGATCTTAAAGAAACAAAAGAAGAAATTTCTAAAACCGAGGTAATGATCAACCAGTATATTGATAACAATGATGATAAAAAAGCAATGTATTATGCTCAAAAATTAGCCACGTTAAAGGCACAGAAATCAGTGTACGAAAAAAAGATTCCAGAGTTGCAAGCAACAAAAGATAAGCAAGAAGAAATTAAAAACCAAGCATATGATCAGCTTATTAAACTAAAAGGCGAAAAAGACACTGTAGTTCTCCAGATGGAGGCAGATCAGCAGATTGCAGAATTGCAGAAAAATTTAGATCAATACAATAATTCTAATGCTGCTCAGGAAGGTTTGGAAGAGGTTCGAGAAGGAGCAAAGAAACTTAGCGAACAAGCCAAAGGCGTTACCATTGCGTATGAATCTAGTGCAGAAACATTGGATTATCATATGGAACAAGAAGAGCGACAACAGGAAGCTAAAGCCATATTAGATCAGATGAAAAACGCTCGTAAATAGCGGATAGACTCATCTATAAAAAATTAATTTCACAAACATAAAACTGGCATTTGAAATACAATGCCAGTCATGGAAACATAGCTCAGTTGGTAGAGCAGGCAATACATAAACATTCATTTTTCTACCTCCATATAAGTATTTTATTTATTTACATTTTAATTTTCATCACATATAAATTGCCGACACAGGTTCGATCCCTGTTGTTTCCACTAAAAAAGACCTTAACCTAAATGGTCAAAGTCTTTTTGATTAATCGTTTGGTATGACCTCGATAACATCTTCAACTTTGCAATCAAGATATAAGCAAATTTTGTCAATGTTTTCGAGACTGATATACTGATTCTTTGCCATCTTGGCAATTGTACCAGACCCCATATTTAAAGCGGTTCGTAAATCAGATTTTGTCATACCCTTTTTTGCTAAAGTTACGAAAAGCGGTTTATAACTTATCATATGATATACCTCCACATCTATATTGTAGCATATTACATACAGGATGTAAAATAAAATGTTCAAGAAGTTGAATATTTTGTATTGACAGTATATTCAAGAAGTGGTATATTATATTCAACAAATGAGAGATAAACTTTAAGAAATGAAATATGAAGGAGCGAGAAAATGTCAAATAAAATTTACAGATATTATCAACCAAACGATAAAGATACAAAAGACAATCATTCAGATTGCGTGATCAGAGCATTAACAAAAGTGCTTGCTAAAGAATGGTTAGCAACATTTGATGATTTATTACCATATGCAAGAGACATGCAGTGTATGCCATCAGAGCGAAAATGTTACGAAGAATATTTATTCGATAATGGATTTGCTTATCAAGGTATTAGCAACCGAAAAGGATCTAAACGACCAACAGTTGAAAGTTTTGCAAAAGATCATAAACAAGGCAATTACTTGGTAAATGTTGCGAATCATGTAGTTGCAATTTCAGACGGTTGTTATTACGACACATGGGATTCTGGAGATTGCTGCTTGTATGGATACTATTATAAGGAAGAAGGAGAGAAATAAATGAGAAAGAAAATTTTAGCAACAGTTTTAGGAGCAACGATTTGTTTAGGATCAATGACAGGATGTACCGCAGGATTCAAAAGAGAAGTTGTTGATATGAAAAGCAATTGGAATGGCGGTATGAAAAGAGTCATTACAGTATATACAGCAGATGGTAAAAAGATTGCTGAATATAAAGGGAAAATTGACATTGATACAAATGACGGTGGATATGTCAAGTTTGACTACAAAGGTAAGAGATATATTTACTACAACTGCTTCGTAGAAAGTATCGCAGAAATTGATTAGAAGTATAGAAAAAAGGAAGTGGATAAAATGGGAATTAAAAATCTAACAGAAGCAGAAGAAAAAGAGTTTTACAGACTTGTTGAGAAAATGAATGGAAAAGAACCAGACAAGAAACAGGATGTAAAGGTAAAGAAACCAAAGTGTAGGCAAGAGTATTTTTTTGCCAATAGTCGTGGATGTGTTGAATGTAGTACATGGCAAGATACAGTTGCAGATAACGAAAGATGGGAATTTGGAAACGTCTTTCTGACAAGAGAGAAAGCGTTATTTGATGTAGAAAAAAGAAAAGTAGAAGTTGAGTTGGAACGGTATGCAGATGAACATAATAGCAAGATAGTTAAAAAACGTTTTTGTATTCAATATGATGATGAGGATACAAAACAACTGAGTTGTGACTTTTGGAGTTTAAAGTTACAAGGGGCGGTGATGTTTACGTCAAGACAGCTTGTATTTGATGCAATCGAAGCAGTAGGAAAAGAAAGAATTTTAAAATACATCTTTGGGGTAGAAAGTGAGGGGAAATAAATGAGTACAACAAAAACAATTGATATTTCGAAATTATCTGAAGCACAGCAGAATTTATTTAAATCATTATTTGATCAGTTTTGTGAAAGATCGGAACCGAAAGAAGAAACTAATCCATGTGGATTAAATAATGGGGATACGTATTATTTCATCACTGATGATGGACATATCTGTATGGCAAAATGGCAAAACAGAACTTCAGATTTTAGAAGATTAGCTTTAGGAAATGTATTTAAGACTGAAAAGGATACAGAGTTTGGTATTGAAAAGCAGAAGGTCAAAGTAGAGCTTGAGCAATACGCAAAAGAACATAATGATCCAGAGAAAGAAGAGTGGAATGGCATAAATCCACATTATACTATTAGATATGATATTGGAGATGAAGCTTTAGTAAGATCATCAAATCATGTAGTAGAAAATATCAATGATATTTATTTCACTTCCGAAGATATTGTTAAAAATGCCGTTGATTATATTGGAGCAAAACGCATCATGAAATATCTATTTGATGTTGATTGTGAGGTGGATGAATAGTATGAAAGTTTTATACAAAGGTAAGCCATACAAAGTGTATGGGGTATGCTCAGATAAATATACGAAAGGTTACGAATTCGAACATTATGCAGATTTCTTAATTTATAGAAAAAATTGTTGGCGATGGGTCTCATCCGATTATTGTACACCATACAAAAAGAAACATAAGAAGCCCAGTAAAAAAGAGGATTAAAAACATGAATTATAATCTAACATTTCCTGTTGTAGTTCTGAAAGATGAAAATGACTCAGTTCCATATATGGCATATATCCCATATTTTGATGTAATGACGCAGGGATATGATGAAGAAGAATTGCAGATGATGATCAAAGATTTGTTGAATCTCTGCTTAGAAGATAAGGAATCTTACACAATTCCAGGTTGGGCATATCATTATTTCAATGAAGACGATGTCAAAGAACGAGGCAGAAAATATTTTAAAGAACTTGATGACGGAGACGATACATATTTTCAAAAGAATTTTTACACAGTATGGTGGTTTGATTTTAGGCGATAGTAGTAGATAGAAAAGGAGAAAGATAAAATGGACGTTTTGTTTTACATAATTTGGGTATTGGCGTTTATGGTGATCGTAGCAATTGGAATTGGAGTACCATATATGACATATTACAACTACAAAAGAATCAAGGCAATGGACAAGAAACTTACAGGAATGTGTACAGGTCTTGGGATTATGCTAAGACCAGAAGAGGGTGATGAAGAATGAAAGATATGAGAAATAATCCCATTGAAAATGGAAATCTGTGTTTTAGATCAAGAATAGTAAATGGAGAAACATTGATGGGATATGCATTAGTTATCTCAAACAAGTTGTTTTGGAAAGACGGATGGAATAACTATATTTCTAGTCACGACAAACTTAATTCTAAGCAATTAATTGTAATCGAACACTTAAATGATGACGAAAAGAAAATGAGAAAAGAGTGGTTAGAGTTTATGGCAACAACAAAATCAAAAAAAGTTAAAGACGAAGATCGAGTAATTGTGAAAGACTTATTGAGTGAAATATGAGGTGCAAGGTATTAAATGAGAAGATTAATTTGGTATATCAGGTCTTGTTTCTGTAAACATGATTGGGAACAGATATTTGAGTCTGCAATATATTATGGCGACAGATCTACAAAACCTTATAGATGTGAGAAGGTTTATCGCTGCAAGAAATGTGGCTGTGAGAAAAGATATGTAATAGAGTAAAATCTGAGTTTATGTAAAGTGAGGTGATTAACATGGAAGCCAATATTGAGTTTGCCATTGGCTATGCCATTGGGTTTTGTATCGTTGGGGCGATCGTATTTCTAAGACATGAAAGAAAGATGGATCGCCTGAGGCAGACAAATGTAAATCTGATCTTAGATAAGATGTCGTTTATGGCTGATGCTAACAACAAAGAAAATGATACATATAATAAGGAAGAAACTCGTTCAGATGTTAAGGACGCAGTGAAGTATGCAATGAAGAAAAGTCATCCAGATAATGGTGGCAGTGCAGATGATTTTAGAAAATTTAGAGAGCTTTATGAAGAAATGGAAGGTAAGTAAATGCTAAAGGTCGGAGATAGAGTTTATATTTATAGAATGAAGCCAGCGGCTAAAGGAGGTTTGGTTAGAAATAACGACAAAGGTACAATTACTCGCATCGGAACAGATGAGATTGGTCGCAGATATGGGTATAGATATATGACCGTTAAATTTGACAAACCAGTAAATACCTCTAATCGTGATATTTACTCTTTAGAATTTTTTGAAAACAAGGATGATCGTAAGATAGGTAGAATACGAGATATTGGATTCTTACTATATGGTAGAAAATGTGAGGAATAAGACTCATGAGTAAACAAGACTCATTAAAGTTTCTGCAAAGTCTGATTGATGAAATTAGAAACGGTTTAACAAAAGAAGATATTGAGCGAGGTCAGAAATTGATGGAGAAAATAAAAAAAGAAGAACCAAAAGAAGTTGAAAATAGTGATGGGTATTGGGAATTTATAATGCCAGATGGTAAAGGAGTGAAGTAGATATGGCTAAGAAACAAGACGATAACACAATGACAATTGCAAGGAAAATCACGTTAATTCCTGTTGCAAGCGAGCGAAAAGAGTGGAAGAAAAGAATTGATGCTTTCTTAGAAAAAGATTTTCCAAGGAAAATTGAAGCAAAGAAGAAACAGATTAAGAACACAAGTAAACCAGAAAAGAAAGATGGGTATAAACAGCAGCTTGCAGAATTAGAAAAGCAATATGAAGAGTTCAAAGAAAATGGAATGAAAGAATACACTCAGAAAATGGTTAATGATTATACATATGGTCTTGTGAGAGATGCGATGGAAAGTGAAGCAAGGCGAAAGAATTACATTATGTCATACATATATACAAAAATGGTACAGGACGAAGTAGCGAATTTACCGACTCTTACAGAAAAGAATAAATGGGTGAGTGCCAATGTTAACAAATGTTATCGTAAAGCGGGTAATAAAAATGGAAGTATTTTTACAGACGTTGATATTAGTAATCCGTTGATGGGATACGGTTTTGAGTTTAAACAAGCGCTTACAAGCAAAATTAAGAATTTAATTAAAGATGGAGTATTGAAAGGAAAAGTTTCTGTCCCAAATTACAAATTCGATTCTCCTTTTACTTTAAGTAATAAGAGTTTTGGTATTTTTACAGATTGCAAAGATATAACAGAATTAAAAAAGAATATTGGTAAGTCTACATACCCAGTGTATGTGTGCTTGGGCGGTAATGGTCTTCCAACAATTGCTAAATTCAAGATTAATTTTGGACATAAACAAAACAAGAATAAGGCAGAATTAATTTCAACAATTATTAAGATTTTCACAGGGGAGTATTCAGTTGGCGGAAGTACATTTGGTATTGATGATAATAAAATAGAAATGAACTTAAGCATAACAATGAAAAAACAAAAAATGGATTTAGATGAAAATACTGTTGTTGGAGTTGACTTGGGACTTGCTGTTCCTGCTGTGTGTGCTTTAAATAATAACGAATATGATAAACAATATATTGGAAGTGGGAATGATCTTGTTTCAAAAAGAACAAAATTTCAAAATGAATATACGCAGTTACAAAAAGCTTTAAAATTAGCAAAAGGTGGACATGGAAGAAAAAGAAAATTATTAGCTTTAGAAAGGCTAAAAGAAAAAGAAAACAATTTTGTTGATACATATTGTCATCGAGTTAGTAAAAAAGTTGTTGATTATGCAATCAAACATAGAGCAAAATATATCAACATAGAAAATTTAAAAGGGTATGATTCAAGTGAATTTGTTTTAAGAAATTGGAGCTTTTATAAACTACAGCAATATATTACATATAAAGCAGAACAATGTGGGATCATAGTTAGAAAAATCAATCCATCATTTACATCTCAAGTGTGTAGTTTTTGTGGGCACTGGGAGAAAGGACAAAGAAAAGATCAGGCAACATTTAAATGTAAGAACCCTAATTGTAAAAGTCACAAGCTATATACTGTAAATGCAGATTACAATGCGGCTAGAAACATCGCAATGTCAACACAATTTACAGACGATAAATTTAAATGTTCAGAAGAAACGATTCAAGCTGCGGCAGATTATTATGGAATTGTATTAGAAGATGATAAAAATAATGATAATAAAAAAACTGCTTAAATATTTGGTGTGTTTTGGAGGGAGTTCGGTACTCCCTCAGCCATAAATAAAATGGTTACGCCAAAAGTGAGGAGAAATCACTCACTAAAATTTGTGTAATGAAGCAGAACGTAAAGTTTTGTATTGTATACATAATTAAGATTTGAGGTTTGAGAACCATAAAAAATTACACAAATACAAAACGATCTTGGCTCGCTGATCCAGTGCATGGGTGTTTGAGAACCATAAAAAATTACACAAATAAAATACATGGCATGTTTTGGGAAATTTTATTCCAATTAAAATTTCTGGTCACAGAGTTGTGGCTATGCCAAAAGTGAGATCGTAAGGTACTCACTAAAATCTATGTAAATTAGGTAACAAAATTGGACAAAAGAATTTGAGGTTTGATACCTAATTAATTTTACATAGGTACAAAACTGTGCAAGCCTCTTTCTTCTGCTAATGCTTTGTTTGATACCTAATTAATTTTACATAGGTACAAAACGGCAGAAGCAATTAAAGAAAAAATGCAAAAATGTAGTTTGATGCCTAATTAATTTTGCATCATAAACTTAATAAAATTTTAAAATATTTGGTGTGTTTTGGGAGTATATAAAATATTCTGCTCAAATAATATTGAGTACGCCAAAAGTGAGGCTTACTATAGCACTCACTAAAATCTATGTTATATTGTCGGATTTATGTTATTTGATGTTTGACAACTATAAAAAATAACATAGGTACAAAACCAACACATTTACCCTTGATTTATCGAATGTGTTTGGCAATTATAAAAAAAATAACAAAAACCTAAAGGAATTTAAACAAAAATGAAAACAAGACGGCAACGTAAACAGGAAATAAAACGATTCTTTGATCGGTTGAGTCCCGAAGAATTGGACAAGCTATTAGAAAGAAATGGAATCAATGACAAAGAGTCCAAAGAGGCTCTTGTATATAGAAATATTAAAGAAGGAATTGAGAAAGGAGAGATGTAACGATGAATAAAATGTTACAGATTGCGATAATTGATACAAGTACAATGTTGGGTATACCTGCATATACAGTAGATTGGTCGGTTTTATCAGAAGCCGAATGTCGCAACATTCTTAAAGCAATGAATTTTCATCAACCAACAGAGGAGGAAGTGAGTGATGCAATTAATATTCTCCTTGCACACCTCTATTATAAAAGACAATCAGGTACATATGCTGATGTAGATATAATGAACGATAAAGCAAGTCAGAAAGAAATGACAATTTCAGAAATTGAAAAAGAACTTGGTCATAAAGTAAAAATGGTGAAGGAGAAAAAATGAAAGTATTTTTAGGCGGAACATGCTCTGGATGGAAGTGGAGAAATAAATTACAGAAAATGCTTGAATGCAATTATTATAATCCAATCACTCATGGTTGGAGTGAAAAAGACAGGCAAAAAGAAGTCTATGAAAGAGAAACAGCAGATTATGTCGTGTATGGTATTACAAAAGGAATTAGAGGAGTATATTCTATAGCAGAATTGGTAGATGATGTAAATAAACGTCCAGAAAAAACAATCTTCTTAAATTTATATAGCGGAGACACAATCGCACATGATCTTAAAGCCGTTGAGAATCTATGTAAAGATAATGGAATAGCTAAGGTTTTTAGTGGTAAAAATGCTATGCAAGAGTGTGCAAAATTTATTAATAATAAATTAAAGGAGGAAAAATAATGAAATGTTTTTATCACGTTGATCAAGACGGGATTGTGTCTGGTTTCTATGTCAGAAAAGCTTGCGAACAGCGAGGTTTAGAGTTTAAACCAGAAGACTTCCGAAAAATTAATTACGGCATGAAATTCCCGTTTCATGACATTAAACAGGATGAATTTGTATTCATTGTAGACTACAGCATTGAACCAGAAGAAATGTGGCAACTGCTAAGTATCACAAAGAATGTGTTTTGGATTGATCATCACCAATCTATGATTGAAGCGTATGAAGATTTTAAGTGTGATATCAAAGGAGTCAGAATTACTGGATCGGGTATTTCAGGAGCGAATTTGACATGGTTATATTTTAAAGAAATGTGTGACGAAGATTGGGAGCAAATTGAGAGGACAGATGAGAAAAATGTAAAAAGATTACTCAATATATATAAATATAAAGAAGATTATCCAAAACTGGCAGAATATACAGCCATGTGGGATACATTTTATTTTGGTGCAACGTCAAAAAAATTCATAAAAGCATTTCACTATGCATTTGAATCGTATGATTTTGATGCGTTAAGTCCATTGCTAAACACGTTAAATGAAGATCAAGGAATTTATGAAGCAGCAAAAATTATTGGTGATATGATAACAGATGGCTTATCAATTATTGAGTATTTAGCAGCAAATGCAGAACAATATCTCAGAGCATATGGTTTTGAAACCACATTTGAAGGACATAAAGTCTATGCGATCAATCGAGCATTAATCAATTCTGATTTCTTCGAATCTATTGACGCTTCAAAATATGATATATTCATTGGTTTTTCGTTCAATGGTAGTGTGTGGGAATATCAGTTACGATCCGCAGAACAGGATAAAGTAAATGTGTATGAGCTTGCTGTGAAATATGGTGGTGGCGGTCATCCAAATGCAGCTGGGTTCAGAAGTGATAAATATGTGTTAGGAGTGTGATGTATGGATAGAAAAAATATGAAGAAAATTAAATCTGCAATGATTGACGTTTCAGAGAAATCGGATTGGAAAGCAGATGTTGAAATTTATAGTAAAAGAGTTTTAAAAACAGTTCGTGGTATTTGTCTTGGAGATGAATGGACAGAAATTGATTCATTGAAAAATAAAGATTGGATTGAGCTGTCAGATATGTTTGGTAATTTTGACAATCATAATCCCTATTTCAATCATAGCCCACAATATGTTTTATTGGATAAATTCTCCATAACATCTCCTGCGATATTGTGTAGCAATGAAATAGTTATGAAAAATGGCAAAGTTTTGAGTGTTGATAATATATCAGCAAATCTATCAGGCGAAAATGAGGTATACAAGATTTATTCAAATACGAAATATGATGATTATACATATTATGATGGATCAAAAAATTTAGTATTTGAATTAGCATCAAAAGATGTTGATAAGATAATCCGATTTATGAGAGATTTTATGGATGTATTGCGTGACAGTAAGTTAACAAAGTATAGAAATAGTAGTTTTTTATGGAGACTATTTAACACTCTTGATATGCCATATTTTAAACAAACATATTCCATGAATGATTTGAAAAAATATACAAACACATTTAGATCTGAGGTTTGTGGTCAACTAAAAGAAACTATTCCTAATTTTAAATATACTGGAGTTCCAATGGGCGGGCATATTGAAAGATATTTTGAATTAAGTTATGTAGAGGAAGTACAAAAATTTATTAAAGAACAGGAGGTTAAGAAATGTGAAGAAACTAAATGATGAACAGCGAAAGCTGATTGAAGATAATTATTCTTTGATTTGGCATTTGCATGAGAAGTATTTTACAAAATTTAAAGATTTTGATACATATATGGATCTTGGTCGTATGGCAATTTGCAAAGCAGCATTAAAATGGGATGAGTCTAAAGGTAATTTTGGGACGTATTTTAGATGGGTATTACAGTCAGAAATTAATAAATATTATATAAAATGGCATAGCCCAACAGAGAAAATGAACAGAAATGCGGAATCATTGGATACACCTGTTGACGAAAGAGTTGACGCAGAAGAATTAACAATTGGTAGTTTGCTTGTGAGTAACGATGACGTAGAGAGTCAAGTACTAACAACAGTATATTACCAAGGTGAATTTAACAAATTGTCAGACAAGCAGAAGAAAATTATATATATGTTACTTGATGATATTGAACATAAATACATAGCCAAAGAATTTGGAAAGAGTATTCAATGGGTAAGTTGGCAACTTGGTAATATTAAAAAATTAATGCATAGGGCAAAGGCGGTGAGACTATGACAATTGAAGAAGTAAAGGATTACATAAACTCGTCTACAGAGTATGACTTTTTGCGAGATTATCCGCACAAAATCGCTTTTCTCACGTTAGGTGGAAGTTATGCCTACGGAACAAATACAGAGGATTCGGACATTGATTTACGTGGTGTTTTCCTTAGTGATAAAAGAGAGATTTTGTTGAATAATAATCAGAACAATCTTGAGAAGACCGATGATCATAAAGACATTGATACCGTGTTACATTCGCATATTAAGATGATTAATATGCTTGCCAAGGGCAATCCTACATTTTTAGAGTTGCTATACTTTGCACCAGACCGCTATTTGTATGTATCCAATATTGGTATGGAGTTGATCAAAAATAGAGATATGTTCTTATCTAAGAGAGTTTATCATGCATATAAAGGATATATATGTGATTGCCTGACTCGAACGAGTTTTAAGTATTATAAAAATAAAGATTCAGAGAAAGAAAAGCAAAAGGCGGAACGATACGCTAATAAATCAATGATGCATGCAGTTCGATTATTGTTGCAGGGCATTGAATTATTACATAACGGAACAATGTTTGGATCTATGGATGACATAGGAAAAGATCTTGTAAAGATCAAAGAAGGATACAATAGTACGCATAAAACATATAGATTTGGCAAACACAATGAGCATACAGAATATTTTCCAAATCAGTCATACGATGTTTTTATTGAAGGATTACTTTATCAATTTGATTATGATTATATGAATACTGATTTGCCAGACGAACCAGACTGGGATCGTATCAATAACTTCTTGATGACAACAAATGAACGAATTGTGAGAGGAATGGTGTAAAAATGTATGTAAAGATTGGAGACGAAATTGCTTTTCATCCTGGCGAATGCTTAGAAGAATTTGTTGAATCTTGCAGGATAACTCCTTATCAGCTTGCGAGTAAAATCGGCATGGATGTTGATTATGTGCAAGGGCTGATTAACGGATCACAAAGTGTTACAAAAGAATTTGCAAAAGCAATGGCAGATCATTATGGGTTCGCTGACGATGGGCGGTTCTGGTTAAATTTACAAGAGACATTTAATAAGAAGGTAGATGATAGAGATGTTTGAATTAATAAAACAACCACGTTCTGATAACGATAAACATACTAAATATAATGTTGTGCTTGATAAAGATTATACTGTAGAAGAATTTATTGATGCGATTGCAGATGGAAGAAATGGAACGCATGGTCAGATTACAATAAAAAATGATAAACAAGCCATTGAATCACTTGTCTATAATATCGAGAGTATTGATTATAGACATTGTAAACTTCAAAATGCTGAAGAAAAAATTAAACAAGTATGGGCATATGGTAGCTGGTTAAAAATCAATTATACTATCTTACTTGAAAACAAAAAGGAAACACAAAAAAGTTCTCTCAGATTTATTGTTAAGAAGCCAAATGGAGAGGAATCAGTGGTTGTTATTTTTAAGAACAAATCTGATGGTACATACTCCTTTGTTAATTTGACAAAAGAGCATATTTGTTCATGTAAATTTAAAACAATTGAGGAAGCCATTCAGGATATGAATGACCGTGTAAGAAAAGGATTGATTGAATCCTATATTGTGAAAGGAGAAATGAAGCAGTGAGTGACGTATTTCAGATTTATTTAGCAGGTGGTATGCAGGATCTGTCATTTGAAGAGCAGAATGATTGGAGAAAAGAAATTTGTAGGTGTATCAATAGTCGCTGTGAGAAATCATTAGTCGATGTAAAACCAGTTAGTATTATCAATCCAGTAGATTATTACAATTTCGAAAACGTCAAACATGAGACAGAAAAAGAAGTTATGCGATTTGATACTCGTCTTGTTAAGAATAGTGATTTGATTATTGTGTATGCAAATGATCCAAAGAGTATTGGCACATCTATGGAAATTGCTATTGCTCATGAAAACAATATTCCAGTATTGATCTTAAATGATGGTAATGAAAAACTTCATTCTTGGTGGATTGAGATGTCTGATAGGGTGTTTAGTGAGTATATTGGTCTGTGTCAATATGTTGTAGATTTTTATTTAGAGATGAAACATTATCGTTGTGTACATAATGTGACAATAAAATAGGAATTTGAGGCGAAATGAAAGGAGTTGAAACATTATCACGGCAGAAAAACAAGGTAAGTTTATTATTTTCCATCTGGATGATGGTAAAACTTGCAAATATGATTTATCAAATGGTGATTGCTATGGCAAGAGCGGCAAGAAAGTGAAAGCTTTGAACAATATTCTGTCTGGACATTCAGCTGATGAATTGGATAAATTGTTTGTGTCCGATCCACATTATGCAGAGTTTCTAAAATATGTAAATTGGCGAAGAAATTGTGAAATGGGAAGAACTACATGGGGCTTCATTGATTATAATTTAGGAACTTTGTTTGAATATGCAAGTAAGTATTCTATGTGTGAGCAATTCTTTGCTATAGGATTTACACATAAACAAGTCGTAGAAGATTTCAGATATTCAATTAATGAAGTACCAAAATGGTTGAGAAATTATTGTCTTGGTGTGAAGAATAGACGATTGTTAAGTAATGATTTTGTTGATTTTTATAAGATGTATCCAGATTATGTACAAACGATTTTACAGACAGAGTATATGACATTAACCAAAGAAGATTTAATAAATTTCTTTGAGGACAATCATAGATATCGTTTTACGAAAATTTTGGAGGCTTTAAATCAGGATTACGGCTACAATCTTGCAGATGTGTTTGTTTATATAGATAGAATAATTACATTTGAAGCTGCTACTAATAGTATAAATTGGTTACTCAGAGAATTGCGTGATTATGCCCGTATGATGGACGCAATCAGTCATAAATTTGATAGATATCCAAGACATTTCAAAACAACAATGGATATTGTCACAAGAAATTACAAAAGATTACAAAAAGAATTTTCGGAAGAAGTCTTCAAGAAACGTATTACTAAAGAATATGAATTTACATATAAAGGATTGAGATTCTTTTATCCAGACTCTACTCAAGACATTAAAGACGAAGCGGTGCAGCAAAATAATTGTGTGGCAAGTTACATAGATCGAGTTATTGATGGCGAATGCCACATTATGTTCTTAAGAAGAGTAAAAGAACCAAACAAATCGTTAGTGACGATTGAAATACAAAATGGACGAATCGTACAAGCGCTGCAAAGATTCAACGATCCTCTAACTGCCGATCAGCAAGAAGCGGTTGATGCATGGAATAAACATTTTAGTAAGAAAGGTAAGGTGGCAGCATGATTAATATTAATGAATTGACAACAGATCATAAGATTAAATTAAAGAAACCAATGGGATGCTTCGATAATCTTGGCGAGGTATGTGAGATTGTTAAGATTGATACAGATGAAAATGTTATTAATTTTAGATTTGGTGTAGATGGAGTACATCTTGGCGTGATGTCAGGAGATGAATTGGAAAAATATTTTGATGTTATTGAACCAACTGTTATTCCTGATGATTATGATTGGCATCCATATGGGTTTATTGAAGATAATCCAGTTGAGTACATGGCATTGAAAAATGGCGGTATTTTGATGGAGACTACATATAATGGAGAAGATGGAATGATTTCTGTGGAGTATTGTCATCCTGAAAATCCTTATCGGCAAATTAAAAATGGGCAAAGAGGTAAGTTTTATGAAGATGATTTAAAGGTTGCTTTTTTCAAATTACAGAAATCATATTATAATCAATTATATGAAGATATACAAGAAGAAGTCGAATTAGATTTTATGAAAAATAAAGATAAATTGGTAGCAGTTGAAGTCAATAAATAGTAGGATGCAATGATAGATAATGTTAAATTAACAATCAGAATATTTTCAATTGCTGTGTGCGTATTGTTGTATGTAGCTGCTTGGGTTTGGTTCATAATTACTGGTTGTGATGATTCATATAATTGGGATTTAACTGAATGTAGGATATTTTTCTTATGGGTTATGTTCCATGTATCATGCTTAATTGGAGTAATTTTGTGGGCTTGGTATTAGAAAGAGGTGATAAAGATGGGCGATTTCAAAGTTGGAAACGAAGTGTATTTTGCTTGGGATGGTGAGCCATATACTGTTAAGTCTGGAATCATTACGGAGATTAAATGTCTTTGCGATCTAACATATATAAAAATACAAGATAGTATAACGCATGGTATATATAGAGTTCTTTTAGAAGAGATATATCGCACTGAATCAGAAATAAAAGCGGTTCTAAAACGAGAGTTTTATGGCAAGGTAAATGAGGTTAAAAAAGACATTCATACCTTAGAAGATTTGCTGAAATTTATGTATGACAATGGTCTCGTAGATTGGTCATCACCACATATAAATGGTTGGCAGACAGATTGGGTAAGTCGTGTTGCAGTACGAGAACTGGCAAAAGAAATTTGCGGTATTGAGTTAGGAGAGTAATGTAGATGGAGAAGAAACTTTTGTGCGCATATTGTCGAAAGCTAGTTGATTATGAACTTGAAACAAGGTTTACAATTGTTCCAATGATAGGTGAAAGAATTTCGTTTGCAGAGACATATGGTATTTGTAAGATTTGTGGAAGGGAAATTTTTATTCCAGAGGTACATGATCATAACATGGAAGCTATGGACAGAGTATATCGGATTACAAAAGAGCGAAAGGGGAATTTAGCAATGAATCAAACCTATCAAAATTGTGGTATGTACTGCAAGGCACAGAATTATGATACTAATAAGTGGATTACTGGGACATACATCGGTAAAGGATGGTTATTATTCCCAAGATGTGAACCAGCAGACCATAGTGGTATGTATGGGTGTCAAGTAAAAGAAGATACCATTTGTCAATCAACTGGCAGAGAAAATGAATTCGAATATGATGTTGTACAATTGGTTGATGATGACGAAGACGTATATTTGATTATTTATAATGATGAAGATTTGGCGTGGCAGATGTTATCTGTTTATGGTTCTGATATGATTGATTTAGGAGAAATTAAACCAGATCAATATGTGAAACTTGGCAATATCAAAGAAGATGATTATTGGAGAAAGGAATGGGAAAGACAGAGTGAAAAAAGAAAATAATAAAGTATTTACATACGGGCAGTTAGAAGAATTAAGAAATAGTTTAGCACTTTCAATAGGCGAGTTTGAATCATCAAATAAGCAAGATCATATACTTCGAAAATATTATAATATATGTAGTTTACTTGATACGTTTCAACTGACGAAACCGCTAGTTGATGAACTAAAACGTCATCCGATTGCAGCGAGATATTTTGTTTTGTCGTTATGGAACGAATTGGTGGATTCGTGTCTTAATGCGTGCGATACATTGACTGTGAATGATATAGAGAATCGAGATTCCGAAAAACTACTATCTACTAAAACCAATGCGGCACAGTACATCCATGTATTAAATGATATGATTTCCATAAATGATTATACAACAATTCAAGATGAGGCGTTGCAGTTTGCAATTGATACAATTAAGGAGAAATATAATGGAGAAAGAAAAGAAAAGTAAATTACATACGCCAAAAGAAATTTTAAATGCACTGCATGTGATTCAGGATACGTGCGAGTATTATCTTCATGGCAATGATGAAGATTGCAAAAAATGCCCATTATGTACAATGACAGGGAGGGCACCAAGTTGCACGATTAGAGATTCTGATCCTTATGTTTGGGAGATTGATGATGATCCAGATACTACGTGGCGAGCATTTGAAAAATAGGAGGTGTTTATATGGATGAGAAAAATTATGGAGAGTATACAGATGAAGAAGTGGCAAAATCATTAAAAACAATTCAAGATATTTGTTCGCTTAATAAAGATGATTGTGGTTGTAGCATTAAATGCCCATTTTTAGAACTACAGGATGGAGGAGCTAGACAAATATGCCCTATCACCTATAATTATCCTGCCGTTTGGAGATTAAACAAATTCCCACCTAAGCAATGGGAACCTTTTTACAAGGGATAAACTACATAAACACAAGTAAATAAAGGAGAAAATGTCGTTGAAATTAAATGACGAACAGAGAAAATTAGTAGAACAAAATCATAATTTGATTTACTCTGCTATGACAAAATGCGGTATCCGCAGACAAGATTTTGATGACTATTATGGATTCGCTGCTATTGGGTTGTGTAAGGCAGCAATTGATTATGATAAAACACGATCTAAATCATTTTCGACATATGCGTATTTATGTATACAAAATGAAATAACGGTATATAACAAATACAGATTTCGGCAGAGAAGAAAGGGCGATATGAATACTATTTCATATAATCATATGTTAGATGATTGGGATGAAGACAAAAATGAAAATTCATTTCTTTTAAAGGATGAAGAAAATTTTGAAAAAAATATTATTTTCAAGTTGAATTTTCAAGATAAATGTTACACACTAAATAATAAGGACAGAATGATTGTTGATTTAAAATCAAAAGGTTATACATATCAAGAAATCGCAAAAATGTTTGGCACATCATTTCAAGCGATACAACAAAAGATTAAAAGAATGCGATCAACAACATTTTCCAGATTATAAAAGTTGAATAACGCAAACAACTTTTATTATTTTTTTGACGCATTTGTTATAAACGTGCTAGAACGATTATAGCAATATAAGACGATCAGATAAAATTATTTTTTGTTCCTGTTGACTTTGGCAGAGTTGACAGTGGATATAAATTGATGACTTATTTACAAACTAAAAACTAACTAAACAAATTTAATAACAGAAAGAGGTAAATTCATTTGGCAGAAAACACAAAATCTAAAAGACTTTTCAACTTACCAGAAACTAAAGGTACATTTCAGTTAGAAGGATTAATCACTGATTGTGCAAAAGACGACTTTTATAAGGAAGGTAAAACGCAGAAAGGCAAAGATAAACGAACGTTATCTTTCGGAGTTAAAGTAGAACCCGATGTAAAAGTTGGATGTAAAATTCAGGCATTTGAAAAACCAAAAGTTTATTTCCTTAAAAGAGAAAAGAACGGTGAAAAAACTACATACAAAACTAAAGATGTTCCTTGGGCTGATCGTTTCAAATCTGTCAAGGAGCTTGGACTTGGAGATGATTGGTCATTAATTGGTTCAAGAGTTGGTCTTGAGAAAGAGACTAATGATAAAGGGCAGGTCGTTAACAAAAAACTGGTATTAGATCCATTTGATTTAACAAAATATGCTTCAGAACACATGGCAGACAATCAGAGTGTATTCATCAAAGGAGATATTGAATATGGAAGTTTTACTGGGGAAGACGGTACTAAACGTCAGTGGTCAAGAATGTCTC